CAGCAAGAAGGATTCTGAGGGCAATGTGTACTCCACGCTGGACATTGAGCTGTACGACAAGGTGGGTGTCTTGCGGTTGCTGGCCAAGGCGAGTGGACTGCTTGACAACCCAGACGACGGCAGCGAGAAGCCGTCTGTGATTGATATCAATGTTGTGGCACCAAGGGGAGAAACATGACACAAGATGAAATTATTGAGATGGCTGAACAGGCTGGGGCATCAATGTTGCATAGCGGTGAGTTTGCATTATTTGGAAATGAAAAACTTGAAGCTTTTGCCAAACTGGTAGCCGCCAAAGAGCGTGAAGCCTGTGCAAAGATTTGTGATGAATTTTGTTACGGCAGTACAAAAATTCTTATTGAAAGAGCCATCAGAGCAAGGGGACAAGCATGAGCCGTACCAAAGAGATGTCTGACAAGACCGTGCCGATAGCTGGCCTCAACCTAGACTTCAGCGAGTCGCCAGTGATCTACGACTTCATCCAGTCCAAGAACTTTGTGCAAGGGATCATGGGGCCGGTAGGGTCTGGCAAGAGCTATGGCTGTGCGGCCAAGATCTTCATCAAAGCTGTTCAGCAAAAAGCCAGTCCTATTGACAACGTCAGGTATTCCCGCTGGGCGATCGTCAGGAACAGCTACCCCATGCTGAAGACGACGACCATCAAAACATGGCTTGACCTGTTTCCAGAAGGCACTTTTGGGCCCATGCTGTGGACACCGCCCATCACACACCACATCCGCTTGCCTGCCCGTGAGGGCGCAGCTGGCATTGACTGCGAAGTGATATTCCTTGCCCTTGATCAACCCAAGGATGTCAGGAAGCTTCTGTCCTTGGAGCTCACTGGCGCTTGGGTTAATGAGGCGCGTGAGCTGCCCAAGGCTGTTATTGATGGCTTGACCCACCGGGTTGGCCGGTATCCGACAAAGCGCGATGGCGGCGCCACATGGCACGGCATCTGGATGGATACCAACCCCATGGATGATGACCATTGGTGGCACCGCATGGCCGAGAAGGAGAAAATGACTGGTGCCTATGCGTGGAAGTTCTTCAAGCAGCCCGGTGGTGTGGTGCCTGTTGACGTTGAGAACCTGCCCGACATGCCAGAGGCCAACGATCACATCTTTGCGTCTGGCAAGTGGTGGAAGGTCAACCCCAAGGCCGAGAACATCCACAACCTGCCGCCCGGCTACTACCAGCAAATGCTGCTTGGCAAAAATTTGGACTGGATTCGCTGCTATGCCGGTGGCGAATACACCTATGTGCAAGAAGGCAGGCCCGTTTGGCCAGAGTATGAGGACTCAACCATGTCGGGTGAGACTGAAATTGAGCCCAATGTGCCCATCCAAGTGGGACTTGACTTTGGATTGACCCCAGCGGCCACCATTGGACAGCGTTTGCCCAACGGCAGGTGGCTGATTCACCAAGAAATCGTGACCTTTGACATGGGACTGGAGCGCTTTGGCCACCAGCTGCTGGCTGAACTGAACCAGCGCTACCCCAATCACCAAGTGATGATCTGGGGCGACCCAGCGGGTATGGCCAGAGATGCGATATATGAGGTCACAGCCTTTGATTACCTCAAAACCTTGGGGTTGCGAGCACAACCCACGGCCAGCAACGACTTCAAGGTGCGCCGCGAGGCCTCTGCCGCGCCCATGCAGCGACTTATTGCTGGCAAGCCGGGGCTTATTGTCAACCGCGAGTGCAAGCTGCTGCGCAAAGCGCTGGCCGGTGGCTACCACTTCAAGCGGGTGGCGGTTGGCGCTGGCCAAGAACGCTTCCGCGACGCGCCAAACAAGAACGAGCACTCACACATTGGCGACTCTTTCGGATATCTGATGCTGGGTGGCGGCGAATACAACCGAATGACACGCACCCACCAGCTGGGTGGCCGACCCATGGGCCAGTCCAGCGCCAGCACCGACTTCGATGTGTTTGCATGAGCTATATATCGCCACGATATACAGTAATTGCCCCTTGTACAAACATCATTAGAATCGTTTGCATATGATCGAAGTTGATTTGGGTGTGGTGCATCATTTTTCTGCTGGCTTGTATGCAAAGCAGATGCTGTTGCCAGCAAAGCATTTTGCGGTCAGCCATGCGCATGCCTACGATCATCTGAGTATCTTGGCCAAGGGCGATGTGACGGTGGAGGTTGAGGGAGTGAGGACAGAATACAAGGCACCTGCCTGTATCAACATTCTTGCTGGCTTGCATCACACCATCACAGCCCATGAGGACAGTGTTTGGTTTTGCATCCATGCGACACAAGAGACAGATGCAGACAAGATTGATGAAGTTCTGATTGGAGGTTAACTATGGCTATTTACATTGCCAGCGCAATTCTTTTGAGTTCTGCCTATACCGCCAACGAGGCGCGTAAATCGCGCAAGCAAGCCGAAGATGACCAGCGCACCATGCTGGCCCAGCAGGCCTCTGACCAAGCGGCCATGCGACTTGAGCTGGGCAAGCAAACCGCTGAGTATGCCAAGCAAGGCGCGTCCCTTGAGCAGCAAGCCAACATCGCTCGCGAACAGTTTGCGACATCTCAGCAAAATTACCAGACCAACAAGCTGGAGATGGAGAACAAAGCCAAGGAAGTGCAGGCCGCTGCAGACGAAGAGCGCCGTAAAGCTGCAGCTGCCGAAGCATCTGCGCTCAGAGCTCGCACCCGTGGTGGTCGCAGATCCCTGCTCTCAGGCGAGCGCATGGATGCAGAGCTGGGCATGGGCATGGATCTGGGTAGCGCAGGCATGAGGATCCAGTAATGGCCACACTGCCCCAATTCAAACAACGCCAGATCGCCCGGCGCAAAACATCCGACATTGACCGGCTGGCCAAGCAGTACAAAGCCAACATTGATGCGCTGACCGGCGAGTACCAAACAGCATTCACCGGCTACCAAGCTGGCGTGGCCGAAAAGATGAAGCCGTTTGAAGAGCAGATGGCTACATACAAAGAGTCGCTGCTGCCTGCTTATGAAACTCAAAAGACGGCCTACCAAAAGAAGCTGGACGAATACACCGCCACGCTGGCTGAGCTTGAAAAGAATCCTGTCACTGAACGTACTGGCATCAAAGAAACCAAGAAACCAAGGTACGGCCTGTTCGGCCTTGCTGGCTATGAAGTAAAGCGCGAGCCCTACACCTACTACGAGCCAAAACCTATACCGACGTTCACCGAAAAAGCACCTGCGCTGCCAACCGCGCCGGTTGCGCCAGAGATTGAGAAGTTTGACGAAGGTGAGTTCGGCACAAAGCGCACCGCAGCCGAGAGCACCTTTAAGCGAGAGGTGGGCGAGCGCCGCGCCGCAAGGCTTGGTGCCGTTTCCCGCAAGATGACCCGACCAATGTTAAGAGGAGCTGAATAATGCCCGGACACTATGACGACAAATCAAGCAAGATGAAAGACAAGGTCGCCAAGACCATGCGCGAATACAAGGCTGGCACGCTGAAAAGCTCAAGTGGCGACAAGGTCACAAGCCAAAAGCAAGCCGTGGCCATTGCCATGTCTAAGGCTGGCAAGGAAAAGAAATGAAAGAGGTCTGGGACAAGCCTCGGCCCAAAGATCTTGGCAAGCCAAAGGAAATGTCGTCAGGCGAGAAGCGCAACGCCATGCGTCGTGCCGCAAAAGCTGGCAGACCATACCCCAACTTGGTTGACAACATGGCTGCGGCGCGAGAAAAGAAGTGAGCAAATACAAGGATCCAGAGGGTGGCCTGACCGAAGCCGGTCGG